GTTCACGTGGGCGTCTCGAGGCTAACTCTGAAGTTCTATGATCAGAGAAGAGAAGCCTTCCAGGGGACGGAGCAGGACGACATTTTGCTTGACGAGGAACCGCCCCTCGACGTGTACACCGAGTGCCTGATGCGGACGATGACCAACAATGGGCTGGTGATGCTTACCTTCACCCCGTTGATGGGCATGTCGGAAGTGGTTCTGTCGTTCCTTCCGGGCGGGAAGATGTCCGACGTCGACCCGGAGATTGACGAGTCCTCCTCGAAATTCTCCGTGATGGCTAGCTGGGACGATGTTCCTCACCTCACCGAGTCGTCCAAGAAACAGCTCCTGGAATCGATCCCGCCGTTCCAAAGGGATTCTCGGTCCAGGGGAATCCCCCAGCTGGGGTCCGGGGCCATCTACCCGGTGCAGGAAAGCGAAATCATCGTTCCGGACTTCGCCATCCCCAAACACTGGCCGCGTGGGTTCGCACTGGACGTCGGCTGGAACAGGACGGCGGCGATCTGGGGAGCCCACGACAGGGACTCCGACACCATCTATCTGTATAGCGAGCATTACAGATCGCACGCAGAACCGGCTGTGCATGCCGAAGCCATCAAGGGGCGCGGGAAGTGGATTCCGGGGTGCATCGACCCTGCTGCCAGGGGCCGATCGCAGAGGGACGGCGAGCAGCTTATGCAGCAATATGTCGACCTGGGCCTACCCCTGACCACAGCAATCAACGCCAAGGAAGCGGGCATCTACAACGTATGGCAGAGGCTGTCATATGGCAAGATGAAAATCTTCAAGAGCCTGTCGAACTGGCTGGCTGAGTTCAGATTGTATCGCAGGGATGAAAAAGGGCAGGTGGTGAAGGTCAACGACCACTTGATGGACTGCACCCGGTATCTGTCCATGAGCGCATCGGAAATCATGATTACCGAGCCATTCAAAAAGGATGAAGACGAGGAAGGAAGTGTCGTCCGGCCCGGAGGCCACGCGTGGATGTCATGAAAACTGAAAGAGAATTTCTGTTGAATATGGGCGGGGCCTCCCTGGTGGTCGGGAAGTGCAGGGCACTTCCTGTGGCAATTCAAGGCATGGTGGCTGAAATAAGCTCCGTGTTTGTCGATCCGAAGGAACGCGGAAAGGGGCTTGGTAATGCGGTCATTCAACAGGTTTGTAATGATTTTGATGATATCGGCGGTGCTCTGGTTCTTCAGGCTGACACGGAAAGGCTCGAGAAGTGGTACTCTAAATTCGGCTTCCTGAAGTTTCAAGATGACCCCATCCTGATGGTCAGGCTGCCAAGGGCAGTGGCCAGGACGGTGAACTGAGATGCCGTCCCTCCGCGACCTTTTCGGGGTGACTTCCGAATCCCTGAACACCACTCCTCAGCGGATGAGAAATCTCCCGCCCCCTCCTCGCGAGCCGGAGTGGGATATCCGTTCCGGTCTTCCTGAACCTGGATTGGGTCAAGTTACCCCTGAGGAATGGCTCCCGCCCGGAATGGGGATAAAGCTAGCTGCCCTTATGAGCAAGGGGGCTGTCCTGGCAGGCGCGATGAAATCAGCGACAAGGTCGGGGCTGTCTCATGACCCCGCAGAGAGGGCAGCAGCATTCCTGACGGCCCAACGCAATGCCGCAAAGCCGGTGTCCGAGGGCGGTCTGAGCCTTCGACCGGATAACACGGCGCAGGAGAGGGCCTCTGCCATGGGGTTCAACGGCGAGGGGTATCATTACAGTCGGGCCGAGAACGAAGTGGGGGAACTGGACCCATTGAAACACCCCCTGGGGGTCAAGACGGCCATCAACGAGTACGGTAACGTTCCGTCCGATTTCTTGGCAACCCATGTAGGAACCAAGGACGCGGCGCTCGATAGATTTTCTGGACTTAATGAATATCTAGATGACGACGATGTTGTAGGGGCCACGTACCCGGTCTTGTTCAAGAACAACGCCCCTTACAAACCCTCCGGATTCCCGATGACGGACGGGGAATTCTCGACGATCCCGGAATCCATGTTCGGGATGAAGAGCGATTCCATTCCGCCCAAAAGCAAAATCCTCAAAATGAGGAACGAGCTGTTCGCGAACAATTCCAATATTCCGTACCACAACGAATATGAGCACTACGGATCGCTGAGCCATGCCGTTCCTCCCGAGAATATCCGATCCCGGTTTGCGGCCTTCGACCCGGCCAAGCGGGGTGATCCCGATTTGCTGGGTTACGCTGATCCGAGACTTCTTGGGCTCATTGCCGGCGGAACCGCTGGCGGGGTTGCCTTGAATCAATTGCTGCAGTTGAACGGTGCCCAACGATGAGCGACAAAGACGACGATATTCTTAAGCAGGCCGAAAAGCGGCTTGGAGTTTGCCGCACTGCCGAGAACGATAATTTCAATGATGCTCGTAGTGATCTGAAGTTCCTCAAGGGCGAGCATTGGCCGGAGGATTCCAAGCGCCAGCGCACCATCGAGAAGCGTCCTTGCCTTACCATCAACAAGCACCCAGCGTTCCTGCGACAGATCACCAACGACCAGCGCCAGAACCGCCCGAGCATCCATGTCCATCCGGTGGACGATGCCGCCGATCCGAAGCTGGCCGAAGTGTTGGAGGGCATGATCCGCCATATTGAGTATTCCAGCAATGCGGACATCTGCTACGACACATCTGTTCATTCTGCGGCGGCTGTGGGGTTTGGGTATTTCCGACTGATCACTGATTACGAGTCTCCGGACTCGTTCGATCAGGTGATAAAATTCGACAGGATTCGCAATGTCTTTTCAGTCCATATCGACCCGTCCACCAAAAACCCTGATGGTAGCGACATGCAATACTGCTTTGTCGAGACCACTATGTCCCGGCGGGAGCTCAAGCGCGACTACCCCAAGGCAGAATCCGTACAGGCCCCCATCAACGACGATGACGAAGATAAGCTGGTACTCGTTCTTGAATACTACAGCGTAGAGGAAACCCCCGACACCCTGCTGAAGCTGAGTAACGGGGAGGTGGGGTTCAGGAGCGATTTGATCGAGCTCCCCGATGGGGTCAGTATTCTTCAGGAACGTCCATCATTCAAGCGCAGGGTCATGTGGCGGAAAATGGCCGGGTTCGACGACAAAGTTCCCGGCAAAGCCAGTCCCATCAAGTACGAGCCTCGACTTTTGGATGTCCTGGACGAGACAGAAATCCCCTGCTCGTATATCCCAGTATTCCTGGTGATTGGTACCGAGGTGGACATCGACGGAAAAGTGACCTACTCAGGCATCATCCGCGATTCCAAGGATTCGGCGATGATGTACGACTTCTGGATGACGTCGGCCACCGAGGAAGTCAGCATGCGGCCCAAAACCCCGTATATTGGGGCTGAGGGGCAGTTCGCCGGTCACGAAGAAGAATGGAGACAGGCCAACGTCAGAACCTTCTCCTACCTGGAATACAAGCCCAAGACCGTCAACGGGGTGCTGGCCCCTCCCCCTGCTCGCCAACCTATGGCGGACGTTCCTCAGGGCGTGCTCCAAATGGCAATGCACGCCTCGGACGAAATCAAGGCAGTAACGGGAATCTACGACGCTTCTCTGGGCGCACGGGGCAATGAAACGAGCGGGTTGGCGATCAACTCGCGCAAAAAACAGGGTGACCTTTCCAACTTTCACTACATTGATAACCTGAGCAGGACGGTGCGTCACGCGGGTCGGTGCTTGGTTGATATGATCCCCAGGGTGTACTCTGGCCCCAGGATCGTCAGGGTCATCGGCAAAGATGACAAGGTGGGGCATGCCAAGATCAATCAGCCCGACACCCCCCAACTGACCCAGGACGCTCAGGGCACGATCCAAGCGGTTCAACGAATCATCAACGACGTAACCGTCGGCAAATATGATGTTACGGTGCAGGCCGGCCCGAGCTTCTCCACCCTGCGTGACGAATCAAGATCGGCCATGATGGAACTTAGCGGCAACTGGCCGAAGCTCATGGACGTGGCCGGCGACGAAGTGGTTAAGTCCATGGATTGGCCGGGGGCGCAGATGATCGCTGACCGAATTCGCAAGACCATTCCGCCGGAGTTGCTGACCGAAGATGGCGCGGAGCAACAGCTTCCTCCGGCGGTGAAGCAAGTGATGGATCAAGCTGCTCAACACATCCAGGAACTTGAACAACAGCTCCAGGAAGCCCAGTCCGGGGAACGGGTTGAAAAGATCAAGGCGATGAAGGACATTGAGATCGCCAAGATGAACAACTCCAACAAGATGGATGTTGAGGAGCTCAAGAGTTGGATTGCCCTTCAACTGCAGGCGATGCAACCCCCGCCTGCCCTCACGGCTGATGTTCAGCAAGACATCAAAGAGAACGACACCGCTTCCCCCGCTGGCCAGCGGGGGGCTTAAGCGCAATAGGCCATCGTGGAGAATACCATGCCTGAAGACGTAGCACTGCCCGAAGTAGAAACCCAAGTACAGGAGCCCGAAGTCCAGGAGCCGGAGACTCAGGAGCCGGAAACCCAAGAAGGCCAGGAGCCCGAGACCCAAGAAACGCAGCGGGGCAAAAAGTCGGCCCAACAGCGGATCAACGAGATCACGAAGGCCAAATATGACGCGGAGAGAGAAGCGGCTTATTGGAGGGGCATTGCGGAAGGTTCACGCCCGCAAACACAGCAGGTACCTGAACCGGCTGCTCGGGAACCGGCTGCCAAACCAAACCTCGCGGACTTTACCGATTATGAAACCTACATCGAGGCACTGACCGACTGGAAGACCACCCAGAAGGTAACCGAGGTGGTGCACAACCAGCGGGCGGCCACGGTCCAGGAGCGCCATCAGGCGGAAGCCATGGAGTTGGCCAAGGGCTGGGTCAGCAAACAGGAAACCGTTCGCAAGTCCATAGCGGACTACGACGAGGTGATGGGCGGAGCGGACACGGTTGTCGCTCCTTACATCACCGATGCAATTCTGACTTCCGACCGTGGGCCGGAAGTTGCGTATCACCTTGCAAAAAATCCGGCACTGGCGGAGAAGCTGAATAGGCTGAGTCCAATAGCGGCTGCACGTGAAATTGGTCGCATCGAGGCTGCGCTTGAGAAGTCCTCACCTGGAACCTCCCGTTCCGCCCCACCACCTCCGGCCAGAACCACAAGGTCATCTGCCACCATTTCTGGTGACCCTGCGAAGATGGATCACGAGGCGTATCGGGCAATGCGGGCCAAACAAGGCGCACGTTGGGCGCGATAACTTTCATTTCATAAGGAAACGCAATGAGCAACACACTTGTCACTTGCTCCATCGTCGCCAAGGAATCCTTGGCTATTCTGGAGAACATGCTGTCGTTCAGCACGATGGTCAACCGTGACTGGGAGGATGAGTTCTCGAGCAACATGTCTCGCGGCTACGCCCCCGGCCAGACGATCAACATCAAAAAGCCACCTCGCTACACGTACCGGGCTGGTCGCGTTGCCGTTCCGCAGGCGACGGTTGAATCCACGGTCCCGCTTACCCTGAGCCAAGGCGGTACTGACCTGAACTTCACCTCTATCGAACGCACGTTGAGCCTCACCAAGCTGGAAGACAAGCTTCAGGCGGCGATGGCCACTGTTGCGAACGAAATCGACCGGCAGGGCCTGCAGCTGGCCCACTACAATACGTTCAATGCCCTCAACCCCACGGGTGCACTCCCGACCACGCAGGCCCTAGCCCTCGCGGCGATCACCGATTGCAACCGCCGTCTGGACGAGATGGGTGCCCCTCGCGACAAGCAGCGCGGGTTTGTGATGGGCCCGGCCCTCAACGGTGCGGCCATCCAGGGCTTCGCCGGCCTATTCAACGCGCAATCGACGATCAGCAAGCAATTCGGTAGCGGATTGATGGTCGACAGCTTAGGCCTGGCCTACGCCATGGATCAGAACGTAGATACCCACACCAACGGTGCGGCCACCGCCAGTAACATCAACGGTGCTGGACAAACGGGCTCCACGGTAACTGTCAACGCCATCGGCGGCGGCACCCTTACCAAAGGCACGGTTATTACGCTCCCCGGCGTCTTTGCGGTCAACCCGCAATCGCGCACCAGCACAGGCGTTCTGGCCCAGTTCGTAGTCACCGCCGATGTGGCCCAGAACGGCACGTCCATCCCGATCAGCCCGGCCATCGTCACTTCCGGTGCGTTCCAAAACGTCAGTGCCAGCCCGACCACGGCTCAGCCCTACGTCATCGTTGGTTCTGCCTCTACCTCGTACCAGTGCAACACGGCGTTCCACAAGGATGCGTTCACTCTGGCCATGGTTCCGATGTGGGCACCTCCGGGCGGCAAGGGCGTCATCGACGTTGCCCAGGAAACCTACAAGGGCTACACCGTCAAGGTGACCGAGTTCTATGACGGCGTGAACGACAACAGCATCATGCGTCTGGACGTCCTGTTCGGCTGGGCGGCCACGTACCCCGAATTGTCGGTGAAGTACTACACCGCCTAATCGTCCACAACGCCAAGAGAGGATATTACCATGGCTGTTACACTTCTTCGCGCTTACGGCGGTTTCGCCGCAGGCGCGGTTGTCGTCTTCCCGGACGCCACCGAGCAGTCGCTCATCGCCCAGGGTCTGGCCGTTGCGTCTCTGGTCACGATCGTTCCCAGTTTGATCGGTGGTCCGAATCAGTACATTGCCCAAAACGGCAACATTGCGTTCATCCCGCAGGGCGGCCAGGGCACCCCGGTCGCTATCCAGGGTCCGTCGATTCTGCCCAACATGCCTTTGGGTACGGCGGCTCTCACTGCGGCGGGCACTTCGTCCGTTCACGTTGCCGGTACCATGAACCTGTCGGAAATCTTCGTTCCGCACTGGAACACGTGGAAGGGGCTGGCGGTCCTCAACGGCACCGTGGTCGGTACGGACAACATGCTGGTCGCCCTGTACGGTAGCGACGGCAAGCTGTTGGCCAACTCGGCGGTTGCCGGCACGTTGTCGGCGGGTGCCTCCACGTTCCAGAACCGTGACTTCTTGGTTCCGGTCACGCTGGCCCCAGGGCGATACTTCTGCGGAGTCCAGAGCAACGGAACGACGGCCACCAGCAACAAGTTCGTGGCAGCTAACGGCGTCAACGTCCTCACAGGGGCGGTCGCCGGCACATTCGGCACGGTCCCGGCAACGGTGACGGTCCCGACGACGTTCACCACGGCTCAGGGCTGCGTCTGCCAGCTGTACACGTAACCGTAACGGGGCAGGGGGAAACCCCTGTCTCAACCTAGGAGAGTTTCATGTCAAACGTAACTGTAACAATTCTCCAGAACGGGCGGTGCGACGACTACGGCATTCCGTTGGTGGCCGGCAGTTCGTACTCTCTGGATTACGACAGGGCCAAATCGTTGTGGCAAGCCGGCTTTGCGTCGGTAACTGACCCCAACGTGTTCGACGACGACAACACGCCGAGTGCTGGTGGATTTCTCAGGTATATCCGATTTCCGGGATTCAAGAAGTGTATGTTGGCCTCGCTAGTCGCCAACTCCACGGCGTCCAGAAGCAACGGGCTGGTAACCATAACCGCTACGGCTCACGGCATAACTACTGGGGCAACTTACCAAGGGTTCCGGTTTTTCTACCCTGGGTCAGCGAGCCTCGCAGCGGGCTGGTACGATTCCATCGTATCCATTCCCGACGTCAATACCCTGACGTTCTCAGCCCCTGGGGCCGACTTCGGCAGTCAGAGCATCAACGCGGCAGCGGCATACACCACCTTGACAAGTTTGTGCTCCGTTGTAGTTCCAGGAGGCACTATACGACCGTATGGTAGGCTTACGTCCAACGCGTTTCGTTCTGGAGACAATACAGCTACTACAAAGAACATAAGGAACCTCATCGGAACTTCCCAGTTGGGGCTGTCATCTACAACTACAGCATCTCAAGGTGCTTATCGCGTCTCTATAACTTTTGACGACGCAGGCAAAGCATATGCTGCTGCGGCCCAAGACCAAACAGGGGCCGGTACTCTTGCATCGGGCACCTTTGACTTAAGCCTTGATCAGACCTTTTCTTTGCAGGGTTCAGTATCGGCGGCGGCTGGATTCCTTACGTTGATCAGCGCCTTTTTGGAGGTTGAATACTAATGTCCATTCAACGATTCCCGACAAAAGCGGCTGCGGAGGCAACAGGAGGCCAAGTGGTATGGGTATTTGACGAGGCCGGCAATCATTGGGAAGCGCGCACGGACTCCGACATCATTGCCGACCCTCGCCCCACGGTCACCAAGTGGCAATTGGTACAGGCGTGCGCTGACGCCGGGATTACTGAGACCCAGATCGACGCTTCCGTGGCCCTGCTCACCGCCAAGCGCCAGCGATTCTGGAAACACACCAACGTCATCGACCGGGACAACCCGTTCTCCAGCAACCTGCGCACCAACTTGACCCCTGTGCCGACGCCCACGCAGTGGAACGCCATCTTCGTCGCTGCGGCGGCTCTGGACCCCCTGCTGGTATGACCTACACGTACTTCCTGGGGTTTTCGGCCCTGCTGGCGTTCATAGTTTGGTGGTCCATCAAGGAGCCGTAACATGGCCATAACCGCACTTCAGCTTATCACCAACTCCATGCGATTGCTGGGGGCGGTGGCTTCCGGCGAGACTCCCACATCGGACGAGCAGAATGACGCCCTGGTGGTTCTCAACGACCTTCTGGACTCCTGCAACAACAAGGGTCTAGTGGTGTTCGCCAACTCCAACAGCGCGTTCAACCTGATCGGCGGACAGCAATCCTACACCATCGGCCCCGCGGCGGCTAACTTCACCGCCACTCGTCCGGTGGGGATTGAATACGCCTACGTCACCTACAACACCCTGGACTTTCCCCTGAGGCTGCTCAATCAGCAGCAGTGGAACGCAATCACCCTCAAGAGCTTCCAGGCTCCGATTCCCAACTCGCTGTACTACGTGGGCGAGTACCCCCTGGGCGTCATCAACATTTGGCCTATCCCCTCCGCTGCGATGGTGCTCACCCTCAGCGTGAACATGCAGTTCTCCCCCCTGTCCACGCTGTCGTCGAGCATTGCCTACCCTCCGGGGTACGCCAAGTGGCTCCGATATCAACTGGCCTGCGAGCTGGCGTCTGAGTTCAAGCTGCCGGTCCCGGCTGAGGTCAAGGAAACCGCCAGGGAAGAACTGGGCGACATACAGGCGGCCAACCGTCAGCAGCCGGTGTCCAACTTTGACACGGCGCTCACCGGGGGCCAGTCTATCGGAATCGCTGGGTTCCTGGGAGGGTACTGATGTCAAGGGTATCGCTTGCTTCCCCGCTGGAGACTCGGGCTGGGAACAACACGAAGGACTCCCGAACCATCAACGGCATTTTGGAGGCTGCGGGGGAGCAGGCCGGGGTTATCAAGCGCCCCGGTAGCACCAGCGTCGGTTCGGTGACTTCGGGCACTTCCCAACTGCTGGCGGAGTTCAACTCCAAGGCGGTTACTGCGATCGGCGATTCGCTGAAGGTCAACACAGTCTCCCCATTCGGCACCGATTCTACCACAGCCCTGTCCCCCTTGTACGGGTCGTTGGGATTCACTAGCGTGACCAAGGGACAGGCGTCCAATGACAAAGCGTTGTTCCTGAAGACGTCCAAAGAGGCTTGGGTACTGACATGAGGGTTCCCCTCCCCACCGACTTCGCGGCACGACTGTCCAGCGCGTCGAAGGATGCGAGGATGATCAACGGGTTGAGTGAGGAAAAGTCATCGGGGCTGGTGGTGCTGAACCGACCGGGGCTGGTCGACACAGGGTATGACTACTCCCAGGGACAGGGGCTGTTGGGACTCAACGGACTTCTGTACTTGGTGTACGGGGACAAGTTTGAGTTGGGAGGTCTGTTTTGGTTGCCCTGGTGGACTTACTCGGTCGGGGATGTGGTTAGCTACGAAGGGGCTTTGTGGATATCCACCGGGGCGGCTGCGGGGGTCGCCCCCCCAGGAACGGGGTGGAGCGCATACTCTCCGTCCGTGCCTGGATGGACCATAGTAGGGTCCTCCATACCCAACGACCTAGACTACTACCTTGCGGATTGTTTGGTCACTTCTTCGGGTATAAACTTCTTGACTGGGGCAACTCAGCGCAGTTATCAGAGCTCTGACGGGGCTACTTGGAGTTCATATACCAATTGGTCTGGGTCGGGCACATACTACGGGATAGCCCAAGGGTGGTCAGACGGCACCACCATGTGGCACTGCGTATGTTTAAATACCGGAACCCTGGACCTGTACGTAGACAAGACCGCGTATAGCTCCTTCACCCTTGTGGGGGCCGGAACGATAGGGGCCGGAGTACTAGCTGACCAAGACGAGCCTGAAACATATAAAATCGGGTCCACCCTGTACGCTCGCGCAACCAATTCCGGTTCAGTGGCTAGGTTCTTGTCTTCTCCTGACGGCGCTATATCTTGGACCCTCATAACCTCTAACCTACCTTATGCTGATTGTTCTGCCATAGTTGTAATGGGCTCCACGGCATACTCCATACCCCCCGGAAGCAGCGGTAAAAAGGTGTACTCATCCACTGACTTCGCTACTTGGACCTTACTCACCAGTGATTGGGGGCTAGGGACAGAAACTCTGAGGGTTGTGGCTAAACACAACTACGGAAGCAAGATAGTAGTGCTGTTAAGTTCAGACGACGTGGCTACAACTACTGACGGTATTGCTTGGACAAAATCATCGTTTTCATCTCATAATATACCGCCTGTATTTATCCCCAAGGCTCTGTGTCAGTACTCGGGGGATTGGTACGCTCTTGGACACTATTCCTGGGCCAAGTTGTTGGCCAGTAGCGTGCCCTGATGACCGTTCTATCTGTCACCGTCGCAGGACAACCATTCGACATGATGTCGTATGTTGCCCAACAGAGCATCTACGGCATCTTCTTCAAATCAAGGTATGACGCATTCTCGTTCGAGGCCAACGTGCTAACAAAAGTCACTGACGCAGACTACCCTGGATGGAGCAGCGTCACTCCAACAAGCATCACCCGAGCGGGCTCCACCGCCACTGTAACTCTGCCCTCGTCCGTCAACTGGCAATCTGGATCGAGCGTAACGGTGGCCGGGGCGGCGCAGACCGAATACAACGGCACGTTCACCATTACCGTGACGGACTCCACCCACTTTACCTACACGGTCACCGGCACCCCGGCCACCCCTGCCACGGGCACCATCACCGTAAAGGGCGGCAGGACTACGGTGCCCGGAGTGGTATACCTGGACGGCTACTTCTTCGTCATGGACTCCAATGGTGTGATCTACAACAGTGGGTTGAATGACCCCCTGTCTTGGAACGCCCTGGACTTCATCACGGCGGCAATCGAGCCAGGGGCCGGGGTGGCGATCACCAAGTCCCAGAATTACGTGGTTGCCCTGAAAGAGTGGAGCACGGAGTTCTTCTACAACGCCGGTAACTCCCCAGGCTCTCCCCTCTCGCCCGTTCTCAGTGCGTTCACCCTGATCGGGTGCGCCTCAGGCGACTCCGTGGCGTCCTTGGACGAGACAGTCTATTGGGTAGCCAAGGCCCGCCAGCGCGGCCCCGGCGTGTACCGCATGAAGGAGTTGCAGCAGGAGAAAGTCAGCAACCCTGACATAGATCGAATTCTCGCCGCCGATGGCATGTCCTCTGTGTATTCCTACGGGGTCAAGATCGCAGGTCACTCGTTCTATGTCCTGGGACTGAAGACGGTCGGACTCACCCTGGCCTATGACGCCACCAGCAACTCATGGGCTCAGTGGACCAGCTTGACGGCTCAGGCCCCCAAATCCTGTACTATAGCCCAGGTCGGGGGGCTGGCTACCGTCACCTGTACCGCCCACGGCTTCTCCGATTGCGACCCTGTAACGATCTCAGGAGCAACCCCCTCGGCGTATAATGGGCTGGTCCAGAGCAACAGAGTGGACGCCAACTCGTTCACCTATGA